GTTGGATAGGTGACGGCATTATGTCAACACCGACTAACACGGCACAGCGATACGGCAGGCTCTGGCAATCCTGGTGTGATGAACCAATCTCTGACTTTTATGAAAAGCGTAATTGGTACGGAAATCAAGCAATAGGAGCACGAACAACCGCTGTACGGGGCGCTGTATTGCTGAGGAAAAGAATAAATCCTGAAATCCTGGAAAAGTATAAAATGGTTCCGCTACAGGTGCAGATGCTTGAGCCTGATTGGCTGGATTTTGGCAAGGATAACGGGATCAATATCATTTTTGGTCAGCAATTTGACGAAGCCGGCAGGTTACAGGGCTATTGGATACGTGATAAACATCCGGGCGAGTCAATGCTTGGTTACGGCATCAAATACACAAGCAGTTTCGTTTCAAAAGACGAAATAAGCCTACATTTTGAAGACTTAAGGGCTGGCCAACGGATGGGTATTCCGTTTGGTACCGCCGCAATCCTGACACTTCGGGACATGGGAGACACAAAGATTGCGCAGCAAATGAAGGATAAGATCTCGGCTTGTTTCTTTGGCGTGACGAGCGATAGTGACGGCCAGTATAATCAGCTTGATGACGATAAGGTTTTTGAGGAGATTGAGCCAGGAATGATTTACAAACTTCCGCCTGGCCGGTCGTTTGAAGCGTACACACCGCCAACCTCTGGCGATTTTTCAACCACGCAAAAGCTCTACGCCCATGAAGTTGCCGCTGCCTACGAAATCACTTACGAGGCGTTGACTGGCGATCTTTCAAACGTCAACTACAGCAGCATGAGAGGCGGCTGGCTGGAGTTTTCGCGGCGCGTTGCTCACCTGCGTGGAAACATCAGCTACCCCGGAATGTTGACGCCTGTCTGCAGGTGGCACGATGAATTGGCGCGGGCGTCTGGCCTCCTGAAGGGCCCTCGGGTGATGTGGTCGCACACCCCGCCGCGCCGCGAGATGATGGATCCCACCAAGGAGATCCCTGCACTGATCAAGGCGGTTCAGGCCGGCATCATGAGCCTGGCGGAAGTTCACCGCTCCTACGGCTACATCCCCGAGCAAGTGCTCACAGAGCGCGAGAAGGAGATTAAGGAGGCTCGGGCCAAGGGAATCATGCTGACGACGGATCCCGGCGCTGAGCAGTTCTTCTCAGGCCTCCAGTCTGCCACTCCGCCTACAATGCCCACAAGCAATCCCCAGCCATGAAGTCGATCTTTCTTTACGGAGACATCGGTCTCGATGTGAGCGTTCAGGATCTATCTGCTCAGCTTGCTGAGGCGGGAACCCAAGACGTCAGTATCAACGTCTTCTCCTATGGCGGGGATGCTGGCCAGGGCCTGGCGATGTTCAACCTGCTGGAGCGGTATCAGGGCCAGGTGACTGCCTACATCGATGGCGTGGTTGCCAGCGCTGGAACCTTGCCAGTGATGGCGGCCGACCGCGCGGTGATGCCAGCAAACGCCCTGATGCTGATCCATGACTGCTGGAGCGGTGCAGTCGGCAACGCATCCAGCCTCAGGCGCCAGGCGGATCAGCTTGACAGTTTCTCTGGCAGCTATCGGGATGCCTACGCCAGGCGCACCAAGCGCTCCGCGGAGGAGGTTACCGCATGGATGAGCGCCAACAACGGCGATGGCACGTGGTTCACTGCTCAGGCCGCACTGGATGTAGGGCTGATTGACGAGATCTCCCCCCCGGTCGCGGTTCAGGCCAAGGCACCTGCACTGGATCCCTCCAGATTCACCGGTGAAGCCCTCCCGGAATCGCTGAAGTTTTGGGCGCAGGCTACACTGGCACAGATCGAAGCTCCGCCAATTCAAATGAGCAAGCCATCTCAGGCCGGGGGCGAACCGGCCGCTGCTGAGCCGCAAGCGACCCGCACGCCTGAGGCTGCTGTCGCTCCCGTTCAGGCATCCGCCCCGCCCCCAGTGGCCCCTCCTGTCGCATCTGGCGGGGAGCTGGCCGAACTGGCGAGTCTTCGCCGCGAGAATGACATCCGCGCCGCTGCCGCCCACGCCAACCTCCCCCCGGAGAAGGTGCAAGCGCTGATCGATGGCGGCTTGCCCATGGCACAGGCGGCCATTGAGATCGTAAAGGCTGCAGCCGCCGCATCTGATGCGCGGGCCCCCCTGGCAGGCCACCCCGCCCGCGTGCAGGTGACGCGAGACGCGGGGGAAAACGTCAAGGCCGGCATCCAGGCCCGCATCGAGCACCGCCTCAAGCCCGGCTCTGTCATGCCTGAAGCTGCCCGGCAGTTCCGGGGCTGCAGCATGCTGGACCTTATCAAGGCCTCCATGGAGATGAATGGGGTCAACCCGGTTGGGCGGAGCAAATCGGAGCTTGCCGTCTGGGCGCTTCACTCCACCAGTGACATCCCGCTGCTGCTTGAGAGCGCGGCAAACAAGACGCTCATGCCTGCCTATGAGGAGGAACTTCACACCTGGGGGGCCATCGCTCTGCAGCGAAACCTCCCGGACTTCAAGGACGCAAAGACTTATAACATTTCCGCCAATCTGATCCCCAAGGAATTGAAAGAGGGCGGTGAATATGAGTCCGCAACGATCTCTGAAAGCCGGGCATCTTGGCGCCTTTATACCTACGCCAGGAAAATCCTTTATTCTCGCGAGATGATCATCAATGATGATCTGTCAGCGCTTGAGGAAACACTGCCCTTGTTCGGTCGTGGTTTCCGAAGGTTTGAGTCCAATATGATCTACGAACTGATCACTTCAAACGCAAACAGCGCTGAAGATGGTCTGCCGTTGTTTGACGCCTCCCACAACAACACGGGAACGGGTGCCATTTCCATTCCTTCCATCTCTGCCGGCAGAAAAGCCATGCGCAAGCAGACGGATAAGGCGGGAACGGCGATCAACCTTGAGCCCGGCTTCCTGATGGGTCCCTCGGATCTTGAGGACGAGATTCTTCAATTCCTCTATCCAAACGGTTACGCGCCTTCTGCGCTGACTGGTGCAAATGGTGTGCATCCGTACCAAGGGAAAATGCAGCCCATCATCGAGAGCCGTCTCGATGGTTCCGCCACTCAGTGGTATCTGGTTGCACCGAAGGAACGGATTGCCGGAATCGTGTATGGCTATCTGGAGGACGAGCCAGGCCCCAATCTGACCAGCGAAACGCTGCGCGATCCTGACGGGATCAAGTTCATGGCCCGGATTGACTTTGGCGCGGCAATCCGTGACCATCGCGCCTTCTACCGCTCCAGCGGAACCTGATCCACCTATTCACACCTGAGCTGACTTGCCATGGCAAAAAATCCAGTTTATCCGGGAGATCACTCCCTTCCGCTCACCGCCCCCTATGCAGTCGCATCGGGCGGAGCGGCGCTGATCGGCGCCATTGTGGCGGTGGCCGTTGTCGATCTGGCTTCCGGTGCCGTCGGCACATTCATGCTTGACGGCACCTACATCTTTCCCAAGAACACCGGCACCGGCACCGGAGGCGCCCAGGGTGCTAAGGCCTACTGGGATAACACCGCGAAGAAGTTCACCGCCGTCTCCACCGGCAACACCCTGGCGGGTATCTTCTTCAAGACCTGCACTGACGCAGCCACCACCTGTGAGGTGCGACTCAGCGGGGTTCCTGGCTGATGGGCTGGGCCACCCTATCGGCAGCGGCTGATCAGGTGGCTCAGCGGCACCTGGGGGGCATTGAGTTCACCTGTAACGGCGTCACGGGCACCGGCTTCCTGCTCCGCAGGAGCCGCATGGTGCTGGATGACGAGATGGTCACCATTCGCTGGTTTCTGACGGCCCTGACGTCGGAAGCCAGCAGTTTTGCCTATGGCGACGTGCTCACGGCCCAGGGCCAGACGTTTCGAGTTGAGATCCAAGCGCAACCTTTCGACGACGGGACATGGTGCGAAGTTCTCCTCAGTGATCCCATCGCGGTCACTCCTGAGCCCGTCATCACCCTGTTCCTGACCACCCCAGCAGGCCAGCAGCTGACCACCCCAGCCGGCATCCCCCTGATCGCGATCTGATGGCAGTTCAACCCGGCTCGATCTCCTCCCAGCCCGCAGCGGGCACCCTGACCGGGGGCGAGCTGTTGCCCCTCGATCAGGACGTCGGCTCACCGGTGGCGGCCACTGCGCTCACGGTGGGCCAGGGCTACCGGATCGTGAGCCTCGGGAACACCAACTGGCAGACCGTGGGCGCGGGAGCGAGTGCCGCGGTCGGCACCGTGTTCTCGTGCGAGGCGGTGGGCACCGGCACCGGCACCGCCCAGCGGGTGGACTGCCGACGGGTCACGGCGCAGGCGCTGGCGGCCCTGGCGGGGGTGGCTGCGGCGATCCTGGCGCACGAGCAGGCCGCAGACCCCCACTCCGGGTACACCACGGCGCTGGAGCTCTCCAGCGCCCTGCAGAGCTACCTCACTACCTCAGCAGCAGCGCAGGCCTACCAGCCGCTCAGCACGAATCTGGCGAACCTGGCCGCCGTGGCCAATCAGACCGCGTTCGGCCGGGCGTTCCTCGCGCTGGTGGATCAGGCCGCCGCGCGCGATTACATTGGCCTGGGGCCCGACGACACGGCCACCCTCGCGGGCCTC